GAACGCATGTTCACCGACAAGGACCCTTCCGAGGTGCTGGCTCTCGCCTTCGACTTCGGGGACACGCTCGACCCGCTGCTCAGCGCTACGGTGACGTGCACGCGCGTGGACGGCACCGCCGACGCCGCTGCTGCGGCAATGATCCTTGGCTCGCCGGCTGTCGTCGGGACCAAGGTGGTTTTCTACGTCCGCAACGGTGTGCATCGGGCCGAGTACGAGCTTCGCTGCCAAGCCAGCACTGCCACGCAGGTGCTGGTGATGGTCGGAGGGCTCAGGGTGCTCAAGGCGCGGTCGCAGGCCTCGCTTTCCTGAAAAGTGACGGATCGGTAGAATGCGAAGGTGAGCAACCCATGAGCGAAGTCAAGAAACCCAACTTCCTGTCGAGGCTGAGCAGCCTGTTCGGCGGGGAGGGCTCGCCCATGCAGGCCGCGTCCGCCGAGTTGCCGCCCGCCGAATTGCCGAAGGTGAAGAAGGGCCAGATGGTCCTTCCGTCGCACCTGAAGACGGCCAAGCCGAACCCCAAGTCGGCACTGCTGCGGGATGACCAGCGGCTCTACAACACCGACCTGACGACGCTTCGTCAAGGTGTGAGCACGTACGACACGATCAAGAAGTTCGTGCGGAGCTCTCCCGACCTGAGTGCCTCGGTCACCAGCTACATCCGCACCGCGATCACCAGCGAGTACACGGCGATTGCGCGGAACATGGACGGGACGTGCAACCCGGAGGCAACCTCGGCGCTCGCCCAGATCATCACGCGCATGGACGTGATGAACGACTACACCATCGGCTACGACGACTCGATGTCGCTCCGCTCGCTGTGCGAGGCGTGGGCGAAGGAGATGATGCAGTACGGGGCGATGGCCGGCGAGCTCGTGCTCAACGACGTGCTGCTGCCGGACAAGTTCCAGCCGGTCTCGGTCTCGCAGATCAAGAAGTACCCGAGCTCGGACGGGAAGAAGATGATCCCGCACCAAGAGATCGCCGGGCAGGACATCGTCCTCGACCAGCCGACGTTCTTCATGGTGTCGATCGACCAGGACATCCTCGACCCGTACCCGCAGTCTCCGATCGAGTCCGCCATCCAAGGCGTGATCTTCTCGATCGACTTCATGAACGACATTCGTCGCATGGTCAAGCGGGTCATCCACCCGCGCATGGTCGTGAGCATCGACGAGGAGAAGTTCCGCAAGGCGATTCCGCAGGACCTCCAGCACGACAAGGAGGGCCTGAAGGAGTACATGGACGCGACGATCTCGGGGCTCGCCGACGAGATCAACGGGCTGGAGCCCGACGAAGCCCTCGTCGTGTTCGACTCCATCGAGATCTCCTACGTCGACCACGGCAACACGAACCTCAGCAACGAGTACGAGGTCCTCAACGGCATGGCCGACGCGAAGATGCGTGCCGGTGCCAAGACGATGCCGACGGTGGTCGGCCAGTCCGGAGGCACCTCGAACGTCGCTTCGAGTGAGTCCCTGATGTTCGTGAAGTACGTCGAGGGTACGCTGTGGGGCAAGCTCAACGAGATGCTCAGCAAGATGTTCACCCTTGGGGTGCGACTCCTTGGCCATGACGTCTACGTCGAGTTCCGGTTCGGCGACATCGACCTGCGGCCCAAGAGCGAACTGGAGTCCTTCAGGGCCATGAAGCAGAGCCGCATCTTGGAGCAGCTCAGCTACGGCTTCATTACCGACGAAGATGCCTCGATCCAGTTGACCGGCCACCTGCCGCCACCTGGCTTCAAGCCGCTCTCAGGGACGCTGTTCTTCAACGCGAAGGTGGCGCCGGCTGGCGATGGCTACAACGGCGCCTCCAACAGCGGCAGCACCCTCAACCAGAACCTCAAGTCCGACGCGCCCTCCGGTGGCGCCCGGGGTCAGAACAAGAAGGCTGACGGCAACGTCATCCCCCTCCAGTGAGCAAAGCCATGGAACAGCAGAACACCTTCCCCGAGACCCTGTGGGCTGGCACGGATCATTCGCTGGAGCTGGCGAAGGAGGCCTACAACCGGATGATGGCCGGCATCTTCTCCAACTCCGTTGTCGCGAAGCAGGAGGAGGAAGAAGCCCCGTGGAACTTCACCTTGGACGGCTCGATCGGGGTGATCCGCGTCGCTGGTCCGCTGGTCAACAGCGACGACCGCTACAACCGCTACTACGGTGTGACGGGCTACCCGGACATCCGCAAGGCCCTCGTCTACGCGGCGACCAACCCCGAGGTCAAGGCAATCCTGCTCGACGTCAACTCGCCTGGCGGCGCCGTCAGCGGGGTGGCCGACACCAGTGACCTCATCCGTCAGGTCGACAAGCTGAAGCCGGTGTACGCCTACACCGAGGGCAACATGCTCTCGGCTGGCTACTGGATCGGCGCCTCGGCGCGCAAGGTCTACTCCTCCAGCACTGCCACCCTTGGCTCCATCGGCGTCATCGCCACGCTGAAGGAGTACACCGAGGCGATGAAGGAAGCCGGCATCGGCGTGAAGGTGATGCGCGCCGGCAAGTACAAGGCGCTGATCAACCCGTACGAGGTGCCGACGAAGGCTGCGCTGGACCAGTTCCAGCAGCAGCTCGATGCCGCGTACACCGTCTTCGCCGAGCACATTTCCGCTGCGCGTGGGGTGTCGATCGACCACTTCGAAGCGACGATGGGGCAGGGCCGTGAGTTCTTCGGGATCGACGCCGTCAAGGCGGGCCTGAGCGATGGGCTCATGAACTACGACAGCGTGATCAGCAAGATTTCTGCTAAACTCCTTGACAAGTCAGGAGTGACACAAAACAATCTAGGGAAGTACACGGGAACCGACATGCCGAAGCAAGCCCTGACCGAACAGCAGATCGCCGCCATCGCGGCCGGCGCCACTCCGGAAGCCGCCGTGGAAACCGAGATCACCGACCCCGTGGTGACCGACCAAGCCGCGACGACCGAAATGACGGAGACCTCCGCTGCCGCCACGCAAGTGACGGAACCGGAAAAAGCGAACGACGGGGTTCTCGCCTTCGTGCAGGGCCAGCTCGTCACCGCTCAAGCCGAGGTCGTCGACCTCAAGGTCCGGCTGCAGACGGCCGAGGCGCTCGTCGCCTCGATGAAGTCGAGCCACGACGCCCTGCTGAAGATCGCGGCCCAGTCGTGCACCACGATGCGCGTCGCCCTGAACCTGCCGAAGGTGGACCTGTCCGCCCAAGGCGCCGAGGCGGTGCTCGCCGACCACGCGGCCACGTCGGCCGCGTTCCAGAAGGCCTTCAAGGCCGGTGGTGTCGCTGCCGTGAACCCCGCCGACAAGAAGACGGCTCCCGCTGTCGATCCGAACCGCAAGGCCCGTCTCGCGGCCACGCGCATCTGACCCCCTGAACAACTGGAGCCCGACATGGCCAAGTTCCAATTCACCGAGCTGACCGAGTACACCAAGCAGATCACCGCGCGCCTGGGCGCCGGCACCGGCTCGGCCAACTGGCTGACCGATGCCGAAGTCGGCAAGCTGGTCAAGCTGGTCGGCGACAGCCGCTACGACCTGTGCGCGGTCGGCAACGAGATCGAGGGCCGCATCACCGCCATCGACGGCGGCGGCTCCTACGACAACTTCACCCTCGGCACCGTCCAGACCGACTGTCGCATGGAAGTCATCTTCGACGGCATCCAGGCGACGCCGGGCACCGGCACGCTGGCGATCGGCGACTACGTCGTCTGCGGCACGCCGGTCGCCAAGGGCACCGCGCTGGTCTTCCCGGCCACCGCCAAGGTCTGCAAGGCCACCGCCGCCGCCACCGGCATCGTCCACAAGTGGCGCGTCGTGTCGCTCGGCAGCGCCGGCACCGGCGCCGTGGGCACGGCCGGCCTGATCGAGAAGGTCGGCGCCTGATCGGCCCGCAACACGAATCCCAAGGAGAACACGAATGGCTGCCTACATCAATGCCCAAGGCGAGACCAACCAGGTCGAGCTGAACGTCGGCATGTACCGCGAAGCTGCCGAGCGGGGTCAGAACCTCGCCCAGTACCTGAACGCGATGCACCCGACCAACGTCGAGCGGGATGGCACGGCCTTCGCGCAGATCCTCGAATCCGAGAACATCTTCCTGCGTCCGAACCGAGAGCTCGGCATCAGCCCGACCAAGCTGAGCGAGATCCTTGCTCCCGCGATCGGCGCCGGCACCGTGGTCAAGGACGCGGTCCCGACCTCGCGCATCCTGTTCCCGGCCGTCATCATGCAGGCGGTCGAGGACAAGCTGATCGCGAACCTGACGATCAACGCGAACGCCTTCGACTCGCTGATCGCCATCGACGAGTCGATCAACGGCGAGCGCTACGAGCACCCGGTCCTGAACTTCGACAAGCCGAGCGTGGCCCGCCATCAGGGCATCTCGCAACTGGCCCAGCCGCCGTCGATGCTGACGATCACCACGTCGGACAAGGCCTACAAGATCCCGACGTTCGCGCTGGGTCTGGAGGTCTCCGACCAGGCGCTGCGCAACACCACGATCGACTTCGTGGCCCTGTCGCTGGCCCGCCAGTTCGCGGTCGAGCGCAACGAGCGCGCCCAGAACTACATCCTGGCGATCCTGAACGGCGACGTCGACAACGGCGAGGCCTCGCTGTCCTCGCTGGGCTACTTCGACACCACGACCTCGTTCGACGCAGCGGCCACCGGTGGCGTGATCACGCAGAAGGCGTGGATCAAGTACCTGATGAAGAACGGCACGAAGCGCGTGATCACCCACCTGATCACCGACGTCGACACCGCGATGAAGATCGAGGGCCGCACCGGCAAGCCGACGATCACGCAGGACGACGGCACCACGCACCGCTTCGACACGCAGTTCAACGTCATGAACCCGACGTGGGCCAAGAACCCGCAACTGTTCCTGACGGACAACACCTCGTGGCCGGCGAGCACCATCCTCGGCATGGACAAGTCGTGGGCGATCCGCCGCGTGCGCAACCTGAGCGCCGACTTCAACGGCATCGAGTCGTACGTGATGCGCCGCAGCACCCAGATGCGCATGGACTTCGGCGAGCACGTGAACCGGTTCTACAACGACGCCTTCGGCGGCATGACCGTGGCCTGATCAAGCCGAAGCACCTCAAGGCCCTCCACCGGAGGGCCTTGTCGTATCAGACCCCCCATCACCCACAACAGGAGCCAACATGGCCACCACCGCACCCACGCCCGCAGCCGCAACCGCCGAGGGCACGAACGCCTCCATCAAGGTCGGCCAGACCGTCCGCCTGAAGGCCGTGTACGGCCGGCTGCATCACCCGTACCTGAAGCCCGAGGTCGTGTTCGACATCGACAAGTCGCACAAGATCGAGGTCGACGGCTGGATGAAGGTGCAGTTCGACGCCGGCAAGCTGGCGATCGACGACTGAGGACCGAACCGTGGCGCTGGTTGACTTCACCACCTACGACGACATTCGTGCCGCCCTCGGAGTGTCTGCGGACGAAATCGAGGATGCCACGCTCTCGCTCGCGGTGTACGAGTACAACCTGAAGTCGGAGTTGGAGGACTTGGATTCGTCCCTGACCCTCACCTCCGACTTCGCCACGGTGTCCGACCTCGACCCGGCTGCACGCAGCTTCCTGCAGGAGCGGTTCTTCCGCTCGGTCTTCCTGTTCTCGACCTACGCGGTGGCCAAGCACCTGACGTCGAGCCTACCCCTGTTCTCCCCCAAGGAGATCACGGACGGCAAGGCCTCGATGTCGCGCTACGCCCAGAACCCGTACGAGAAGACGATCGCCACCGTGGGCGAGCTCTACGACAAGTACCGGACTCGCGCGATCGAGGCCTACGCGGCCTTCCAATCCACGACGGCGACGCCCACCACGCGACGGGTCTTCCTTGTCCGTGCGGCCCGTGGCGTCGACCCGGTCACGGGAAGCTGACGATGCGCTTGGTCGCAGCGGCTCAGGCGTTCAACAAGTCGCTGTGCTCCGACGGGTACAGCGGCCAGCCGCTTTTCTACGGCCAGCTTGGCCTGTTCGACGACAACAAGCGGGACAGCGAGACAGCCGAGCGCCGGATCCTGTCCGTCGCCGACGGCACCGCTCTGCCGGCTCGGCGCGTCATCGAGCTCGCCGGCAGCCGCTACATCCTCGGCCACTCCAACCCGGACACCTTCCGGGGGCAGGTCATCCGCCGTGGCATCGTCCTGCACGAGGCAACGTCAAAGGCCACCCTCCTGACCTTGGCTCAGGCCTGCCTGCTGCAGACGGGTGTCAGCGCGTGGGCCGGTCGCGCGTGGGTCAAGAACGCGGCCTTCACCGAGCAGTCCTCGCACCTGGCTCCCGAGCACCACCTGCACGTGGCCGTGGGCGAGCCGCTGGTCGAGAACATGCTGGCCATCTTCGAGGGCCAGACAATGGTGGTGCGGGCCGTCGTCGACGGCGCGGCCGGCACCCGCGTCGGCCTGTGCGACGTGCTGCCGGCGCCGGCCATCGAGGTGGTGACGGCGGGCGCCTCCGTCTACGACCCCATCAGCGACACCATGACGGGTACGACGGCCAGCATCCGGGTCGTCCGGGTGCGCTGGCAGAGCATGTTCCGCTACGGGTCCAAGGGGGCTCCCAGCTTCGGGCCGGACGACATCCAAGTGGTCATCGCCAAGGCGGCGTACACCCCGCTGCCGGGCACGCTGCTGACCATGAGCGACGGGGTGAGGCAGATCGCCGCCGCCAGTGACGAGGGAGACGTCTGGCTCTGCCGGGCGACCCGACATGATTGAAGTGCCGATCACGCTGGAGTGGGAGAACCTCGACCAGGCCTTCGACGAGCTCGAAGAAGAATGCCGGAAGGTCGTGCGAGGCATCACCCTGCAGGCCTGGCAGTTCGTGCTCAGGGAGACCCCCCAGTTCTACGGCCGCATGGCCGCGAGCTGGAGCTACAGCCTTGGCGTGCCGGCCTACACCGACCGTTCCGCGATGATCGAGCCGAACATCCCTGTCGGCGCCGAGCCGCCGCTGCCGCGCCGCAAGGGGCATCAAGAGGCGATCGACATCGCGAACCAGTACAACGCCGGCCCGGTGCAGTATTTCCAGCTCGGCGACGTCGTCTTCTTCGCCAACGGGGTCGACCACGGCGAGGGGCCTTACTCGGCCAGCGTCGAGGATGGTTACGGCCTGCGCGCGGAGAACAGGCCTGGCCAGATGGTGCGCCGGGCCCTCGACCAGATCGGCCTGCGGTACGCCGACGACATCAGCCGGCGCCGGGCCAACGAGCTCATGAACCTGAAGATGGGCGACTGACGTGTACGCGCAGATCCGCGAGGACATCATCACCGCCGTGAAGGCGCCGTTCGAGGCAGCCTTCCCGGGGGTCGCGATCGTCTTCGACAACGCACCCTTCGACTGGAACGCGCCCCCGGACCGCTACGTCTGCGTCGAGCTCTCGACGCAGTACGGTCGCACGATCGGGATGCGTGCGGAGCCAAAGACCCGCATCAGCGGGTTCATCTACGTGGAGGCCCACAGCCGCGCCGGCTTGGGCTCCAAGTGGGGAACCACCGTGCACGACTGGTTCGCTTCGACCCTTGAGTACAAGCGCAAGGGGGTCGCCCAGATCCAGCACGGGGAGCCCGACGGCAACACGACGTCCAAGGGCTTCTACATCCAATCCCTCAAGCTGTACTTTTACGCAGACCCAGCTTGAGGCTACAATCCGATTGACGCTTCTGTAAAGAGGGAAAGACCATGCCCACCTTGTCCGCATCGAACCGCTCGCAGCTCGGCTACAAGCTGGAGGGGACGTACCCCACCAACTTCGGCGTCCTGCAAGGGGGCAACGGCACCTACCTGAACATG